CCCTTTTATACAGAAAAGGTCCTTTTGGGGCGGCTCGGATCGCGCGCGCGTGTGCGCGCGTATGTGTATTTGTCGCCCGCGGGCGGACACACAAACATGGCGTGTTATGTCACCCACGAACGTGCTATTATGGTATTAGCAAAAATGGACGTGGAGAACGGACAATGATCTACGAAGATGAGCAATATTTCGAAGGATGGCCGAAACTTCCAGGGTGGTATGACGTTCTGATCGACGGTCAACCCGAACGGCTCCGACATTGGATTTGTCAAATGTCGGGTCGTCACGAATGGGTAGACTATCAGGGAAACTATATACGGAACGCTGAAGTTTTATGGACCGGAGAACCTGACGTAAGACCGTGAAAGTAGTACATAAGTTTTACAACACAAGCGCGTGGAAGAATCTACGCGCTTTAGTTTTGCGTCAAGCAGAATACAAGGATCAACTTGAGGCGAGAACCGGACGAAATGTGCCGGCAACGATGGTTCATCACATCTTCCCGCGCGATAAATATCCGGAATACGAGCTTGAGCGGTGGAACTGCATAGCGGTAAGCGACGAAACGCACGAACTGCTGCACATACGCGCGACAAACGGATTATCGCCTCTCGGATGGGAACTGCTTTTTGAGACAGCGGAGAAGAATAACATTCCGATCTCACGGCTTTTCCTTGTTATCGGCATGCCTGGAAGCGGCAAAACGACTTATGTAAAACAGCATTTGCGGAACGGTCTTGCATTTGATCTCGATCACTTGTCTGCCGCGTTCCGATTAAGCAAACCGCACGAAGACACGTCTGCTTCAGCGCGCAAGATGGCGGCAAGCATGGTAATTCCTTTTGCCCGGAACGCTCGGCGCTTTGCCGGACTGGTGTATCTGATTCGGACAGCGCCAACGATAGACGAGTTTCAGGAGATTTCTCCCGATGCGGTAATAATCTGCAACCACAGATTTAATATATCGAAGCGCAAGGATTATCAGAAGGTAAGCAAAGCACGCGAAGAGGAGATGCAGCAGAACATTGACTATATTCGCGGCTTTTGCAAGGACAACAACATAGATGTAATAGAGGTGTGAAATGAAACGTAACGGATGGCGGAAGAGAATCAAGGACGCGTGTATCGCGGCGGAGACATATCAACCGTTTTTCGACAGCGTGATCGACACACTTGCGGTTCTGATGGAGACGCGCGACATTGCGCAGAAGGATTTTGAGGACAACGGCTCCATGCCGGTGGTCACATATACCAACAAGCTCGGCGCGGAGAATCCCGTCAAGAACCCGGCTCTGTCAATTATCCTGGAGTGTAACGCACAAGCCCTTCAATATTGGCGCGATCTCGGATTGACGAGCAAGTCATGGAAAGCGATCAACGAGGGCAAGGAACCGGAAGACAAGAGAGACGGATTTACTAAAGCTCTCGCAGAACTCGGTATCTGATGCACAAGAAGAAATACGCGGAAAGGGCCATTAAATACGCGAACGATGTTGTGAAGGGCGACATAGTAGCAAGTGACGGTGTTATCAACGCTTGCAAGCGATTTCTGTCAGACCTTGAGCGCGATGATTTGGAGTTTAGGACACAGCAAGCGGATGCGGCTGTTGCGATCATAGAAGGTATTTTCGTCCATAGACAGGGCGAGGATATGAACGGCAAACCGCTGTCTAATGTTCCGTTCAAACTGGAACCGTGGCAGATTTTTATAATCTATAATCTGCTCGGCTTTTGGAAGAAAGGAACACAGGAACGGCGTTATAAAGAAGCCTTTATCATGATCGCCAGGAAGAACGGCAAAACGAGTACGATTGCCGCACTCTCCTTCGCAATGGCAATCATTCAGAGGCACAGCGGATCTCGCACATATGTTGTGGCTGCCGCGCTTAAACAGGCGCTTGAGACATTCAACTTCATCAAATACAGCCTTGATTACAAGGGAATGTCGAAGAGCATGGATATTCACAACAACTCTTTCGAACACTCGATTAAATATACATTCAAGAGCGGCGGAAGACCTGACGGATTTATGGACATTCAGATCATGGCCAGTAATCCGGACAAACAGGACTCCTTCAACTGTAACTTTGCGATTGCCGATGAAGTGGCGGCTTTTAAAACACCGGCACAGTACAATCGATTCAAAGAGGCAATGCAAGCATACACGAACAAATTGATGATCGGTATCACGACTGCCGGCGACAACATCAATTCGTTCGGTCATAGTCGTATGGAATATGCGCTAAAGGTCGCAGATGGGAGCATGACGGACGATTCCTACTTCTCGTTTGTGGCAAAAGCAGACGAGGACGAAAAGGGCGAAGTAGACTATCTCAATCCTATTCAGCACATGAAAGCGAATCCCAATTACGGGGTCACTATCCGTCCTGAAGAGATTATGGCTGCGGCGAAACAGGCACAGAGCGATCCGATGTTGCTGAAGGACTTTCTTTCCCGGTCGCTGAACGTCTACTCGCAGTCCATGAAAGCATGGTTTGACCTGAATGAGTTTAAATCCTCGGACGCTCAATACACATGGACGATAGATCAGCTTGCCAAACTACCAATCGACTGGTACGGCGGTGCTGACCTCTCGCGCGTGTACGACTTAACGGCCGCGGCGCTCGTGGGCAATTACAAGGGCGTTGACATAATTATCACTCACGCCTTTACGCCTGTCTCTCAAATCAACGAGAAGATAGAGAAAGACATGATAGACGTTTACGGATGGCAGCGCGAAGGATGGCTGACCGTCTGCAACGCTCCTACTATCCAGGCGATAGATGTTGTCAACTGGTTTTCGATGATGAGGAGTAAGGGCTTTAAGATTCGGTCGGTCGGACACGACAAAAAGTTTGCCGGCGAAGAATACTTCCCGGCGATGAAGAAAGCGCACTTTTCAATTATCGATCAACCACAGCTATATTTCCTGAAATCACAGGGATTTAGACATATAGAAAAGGCCGCAAAGAATGGAACGCTCTACTATCTCCATTCTCCGGCCTATGAATACTGTATCGGAAACGTCCGCGCTAAAGAGGGCGTAGACGATGCGATCATGTATGAAAAGATCAGCGAACACACAAAGATAGACCTCTTCGACGCGTCTGTCTTTGCAACTATCAGAATGTGCAAGGACGACGAGAAGAAGAAAAAAGCGCGTAGCTGGTTTGGAGAAGAAACGACATGAACCTTTTCAAGAAAAAGAAGAAGCGGAACAACGGGAGCGCGAGTGCGTACTGGCTGACTTCAACGGATGCTTACGACACGCTTTGCCTACATGGTTATACGCCTCTTGACAAGAACCCGGAGATAATGGCGGCTTGCTACAAGATCGCTTCGATTATCGGGTCCGCGACGATCCACCTGATGCAGAACACAGAGGATGGAGACAAACGGATTCTGAACGAGCTTTCCAGGAAGATCGATATCAATCCAATGCGGAACATGACACGGCAAACGTGGATGACCGGCATTGTGATGAATATGCTTCTGTACGGTAAAGGCAATGCGGTCGTCGTGCCTCACACGGAGCGCGGACTGCTTGCGGACCTTGAACCGATTGCGGCAAGCAGAGTGACGTTTCAGCCGTTAGTCAACAGCTATACGGATTACCGCATTGTTATTGACGGAGATAAGACGTATTCGCCTGATGATGTTCTGCACTTTGTGTTCAATCCCGATCAGACCTATCTGTGGAAGGGTCGTGGAATGACCGTCAATTTGCAGACGGTCGCGGAGAACTTGAAACAGGCTGCGGAGACAGAGAACGCTTTCATGAAGAGCGAGTACAAACCGTCTCTGATCGTTTCTGTTGATGCTCTGACGGATGAGTTTGCTTCTCCTGAAGGACGAAAGAAACTTGTGGAATCCTACATCCATCCGGCAACACCGGGTGAACCGTGGATGATCCCGGCAGAACAAATGACGGTACAGCAAGTGAAACCGCTCACGCTTGCTGACCTTGCTATATCTGATACTGTGACGCTTGATAAAAAGGCCGTTGCTTCCATCCTGGGAGTGCCGGCTTTTATTTTGGGCGTAGGCGAGTACAGCGCGTCTGAATGGAACTATTTCATTTCGACGACGATCATGAATCACGTTAAGAACATTGCGGCGGAAATGACGCGCAAGCTGATTCTTTCTCCCGACTGGTACTTAACGCTGAACGTATGGTCGCTGATGGACTACGACCTTGAAAAAGTATCGCAGATCCTTCTTGCCGGCTCTGACCGTGGATTTGTCAACGGTGACGAGTGGAGAGACCGTGTCCATCTCAATCCGGTCGGTTTGAAAGAATTCAAGATTCTTGAAAACTTCATACCTGTGGAAATGTCTGGGAAACAGAAAAAGTTAATTCAGGACGGCGAGTGAAGAAATGAAAAACCAAATAAAAGGATTCCCGTATTTTGTGACAGATACAGGCGAGGTACTGACAGAAGAGGGAGTTGCTATTGCTGGCAGCATCAAACGAACGGGATACAGAGAGGTTTGTCTTACGTTATCGCCGCACAATCGGCGGTATTTTCTTGTGCACAGGTTGGTGGCTGATGCGTTCTGTGAAAAGCCCGACGGAGCGACGGAAGTGAACCACATAAACGGAATTAAGACAGATAACCGCGCATCTAATCTTGAATGGGTAACGCGAGATGGAAATCTGCGTCACGCCTACGAAACGCGCCTAATGCCGAACTGCACCGTGTCAAAGAAGATTGTCTCAATCGATATGGAGACAGGGGAAAGGCATGAATATAAATCGATTCACTCTGCGGCGAAACAGACTGGCGTGAGCCGCGGAAATATTTGCCTGTGTTGCCAAGGCAAGCGACCATACGCAAGCGGTCGGACGTGGCAATACGCGTGAACCAAAGGAGAATAACCAATGGAGAAGGAAAGACAGATGCGGCAAGTAAGAAGTGCTGCGTCAGAGTTTACAACGAGGGAAGACGGCGAGGCCCGGATCATTGAAGGGTACTTCGCCGTTTTTAATAGCAATTATGAGATAGGACCCGGAATGAGCGAGAGTATCGCTCCGGGAGCTTTCTCAAATACGCTCGGTGCAGATGTCAGGGCTTTAATCAACCATGACACAACGCTTGTCCTTGGAAGGAACAAGGCCGGTACGCTTGAGCTTCGTGAAGATTCGCACGGACTGTGGGGAAAGATCATTATCAATCCGAACGATAGTGATGCAATGAACCTTTATTCGCGCGTACAGCGAGGCGATGTCAACCAGTGTTCCTTCGGATTCTTTATCACCAACGAGGAAACCGATTTCCGCGATGATGGTAGTGTCCATTGGACGATTCGTGAGGTCGAATTGTTTGAAGTTTCGTGCTGCACATTCCCGGCTTACGAAGAGACAAGCATTTCCGCGAGGACGAAAGAGCGTGACGACCTGATCGAGCGGCGCGCTGATGCTTGGAGACACAAGATGAAAGAGAGGTTACATCATGGCACTCAAAGTCCTGATGCTTCGGAAGAAGCTGAATGACAAGCAGAAATCCCTTGATGCTCTCCGTATGAAATCGGCTGAATTTGAAACGCGCGAAGCTGATCTTGAGAAGAGCATTGAGGAAGCCAAGACTGACGAGGAACGCTCCGTCGTTGAGGAAGCTATCAATCAGTTTGAAACCGAAAAAGAATCTCATACCGAAGCGATTGGAAGTCTTGAAAGAGAGGTCCAGGAGCTTGAAGACGAGATTAAGGCTGAAGAGGAAAAACAGAATACCAAACCGTCTGTTGATCCCGTACCGGCCGAAGAAAAAAGAAATAAGGAGAATACCAACATGAACACTCGCACCAAATTTTTTGGAATGACTGTTCAGGAGCGCGATGCTTTTATCGCTCGTGAGGATGTCAAGAATTTCCTTGCAGACGTTCGTTCTGCTATGGAACAGAAGCGCGCTCTTACCAACGTGGGATATCTTATCCCGGACATTATGCTTGGCCTTCTGCGTGAGAACGTAGAGAACTACTCCAAGCTGTACAAGCACGTTGACGTTCGTCGCGTGAGCGGAACGAGCCGTATGGTTATCGAGGGAACCATCCCCGAAGCTGTATGGACTGAAATGTGCGCGAATCTGAACGAGCTTGACCTTGCGTTCGACCGGATTACCTTGGATGGTTGGAAATGCGGCGGCTTCTTCCGCATCTGCAACGCCACACTTCGTGACTCCGATATCGACCTGGCCGCTGAACTGCTCCGCGTTCTTGGCGAGGCTATTGGTCTTGCGCTTGACAAGGCTATCCTGTACGGAACCGGCACCAAGATGCCCCAGGGTATCGTGACCGCACTTGCTGCTGAAACTGACACCCCGAACATCTTCTCCATTGCCGCTTCCGTTACCGGTATCGCTCTGTTCAAGAACATTCTGACCGACTATTCCGCGGCTTCTGACAAGTATTCTCGCGGCAATGTCGTTTGGGCTATGAACGAGGCTACCTACACCAAGCTCCGTGTCCAGGCTATGTCCATCAATGCTGCCGGCGCTATCGTCAGCGGTATGGATCGCACCATGCCTGTTATCGGCGGCACCGTTGAGACGCTGAACTTCATCCCGGATAACGTGATGATCGCCGGCTTTGGCGATATGTATCTGCTTGCAGAGCGCGAGGGCGTAGAGCTTTCTACTTCCGAACACGCGTTTTGGGTTGCGGATCAGACCGGCTTCAAGGGCACGGCACGTTACGACGGCAAGGTCAAGGATGCAGATGCGTTCGTCGCTATCGGTATCAATGGCGTGACCCCGACTGCCGCTATGACCTTCGCGGCTGACACCGCTAACGCCTAATGGCAGAGTACAGAGTAATTAAAATCTTCACGGATCGCACGGATAGGGAGCATCTGTATCGAGTGGGTGATCCCTATCCGCGTATCGGTCTTGAAGTAACCGACGAGAGAATCGCGGAACTGTCAGGCTATGAAAACAGACTGCATGAACCGCTGATCGAAAAGGTTGAAGGACCGAAACCGAAGAAGACAAGAAAGAAAAAAACAGAGGAATAAATCATGACAACGGCATGGACTGAAATACTGGGTGATCTGCTCGAAGGACTTAAGATCGACCTCGGCATTTCCACCACCGTATATGATTCGCGGCTGACTACTTATCTGCAATCCGCTTATGAGGCCATTTCGGAACAGGGCGCGACACTTAACAGCGATTCAGTAAGAGACAGACAGCTTGTGATTATGTACGCGGCGTGGACGTGGCGGCGCAGAGATTCAGGCGAGGGTATGCCGCGTATGATTCGCTATGCTTTAAACAATCGCATATTCAGCGAGAAGATGAAGGGTGATAGCTGATGGAAGACGATGCCTTAATTCTGCTGTCGGAAACGAACGAACAGGACGAATACGGGATTTATCACACCTCACCACAGGATCGCACCGTGTTTTGCCGAAAGACAGATGTCACTCGTTCGGAGTTTTATCAGGCCGGCAGATCGGGCCTCACTCCGCAGCTTGTCATTATCACCTTCTTCGCTAATTACGCGGGTGAGGAAGTTTGCATATATCACGATCAGCCGTACCACATTTACCGCACGTATCGTGTGCCGGGTACGGATGATCTTGAATTGTATTTGGAATTGAAGGGCGGAACGAATGGCGCGGCGAGTAATCAGGGTTGATGATCTTGGCGACGAGATCAAAAAGATTATCAAGAAGTATGGTGAAGACCTGACGGTTGAGATCGACGCTGTAGGAAAGAAAGTGTCCGACAAAGGCAAGGAAGCATTGCGGAATGAATCTGCTGCGCTGTTCAAATCGCGCGGCAACAGACTGAAGTATGCTAAAGGTTGGCGAGTGGTCGCTGAACCGGACCGACTGTATGTCTCTTACGAGATTTACAACAGATCACAGCCGACCTTGACGCACTTGCTTGAAAACGGTCACGAGATGCGCGGATGGGCAGAGGGTCTTCCGAGATTTCCCGGAAGACCCCACATCGACCCGGTAGCAGAGGAATTATCCGAGGACTTTTATAAAGAGGTGCAAGATGCAGTACAGAGAGTTAAGTGACATGGTTGCGGAGTTTGGCTATCCGTGGGCGTATCGCTTTTTCCCGGCATCGGAAGACAAAGCACCGCCGTTTGTAGTTTATTACTTCGACGGCACGGATGATTTCTTCGCGGACAACTCCAACTATCAGAGAATCGAAACGCTCGTCATTGAAGCGTACTTCGATAACAAAGACTTCCAGGCAGAGGCGGCTATCGAATCTGTTTTGGACGCACACGGAATTACGTACAGCAAGGAAGAGTATTACATCGAATCCGAGCGTATGTATGAAATCTACTATGAAGCAGAGGTAATTATCAATGGGTAAAGTCAAATTTGGCCTTTCCAACGTGCATTACGCAGTTGCTACCATTGCCAACGATGGGTCTGCTACCTACGACGAAGTCAAGGCTTTTCCGGGCGCTGTCTCGTTAAGCATG